ATGAAGCCCGAGCAGCTCCTAAACGGCAGCTATCAGACAAAAAATGATAGCTGCCGTTTTGCTTGGGCAAAGTTTCAAAACCCCTTAAAAATAAAAAAAACAAAATCAAAAAAAGAAAAAAGGAGAACAGGACATGAAAGCGAAGATTGTAGGTATCAAAAGATTAGATTTCGAGGGCGAAGACGGTAAAAGCGTAAACTTACATCAGTACAATGTTGTATTCAACGACGCGACCGATACCGATATGGAGGGTCAAAGCGTGGCGAAGGTTAGTTGGAATGTCAACGCAAGGGGAGCAGCTCCGGCACACAAGACCGGAGATGTCATAGAAATCTTGTACAACAAATCCGGCAAACTGACGTATGTCATAGAATAGGGGTGGCACAATGAAAGGTTTTGCAGCAAAAATAGTAGAGTGCCCCTATTGTGGCGGTGATAATGCTAACAGTTATTATGATGGGTTCGACCGCCATCATATCATCTGTTCTGACAGCTGGTGCGGTGCTCGTTTTCTTGATGGTATTCAGTATAGCACAATTAAAGGAGATGACAGACAATGAGCGAGAACAAAACAGTAACCTGCCCGCATTGCGGTTGCAATAACGCATATGAATCAGTTGATATACTCGGTCGCAAAACTATCTTGTGTGACTATAAAGAAGATGGCGGTTGTGAGGGCTTTTTTGCTGTCGAAAACGATAAACAAATATATCTGCTGGCGTTTTAGAAAGAGGTTTCATATGCAAAGAGTAATTGTAATTATTGCGTTAGTTGTAGCGTTAGCGTTTATATCATTACCGGCTTTGGCAGATGAGCCGGAAGAAGAACCAGTAAGCGAAGATGCCGGGACATGCTGCGGAATGTCACATGAAGAGCACAAGGAATATTTAGAGCATATCTTGCTGGGACTCGGCTTCATCGCCGGAGCCGGTATTGGCGTAGCGTTCAACGTGCAATGGAAACCGGGGGTATAAGATGGAAGCAATCATCAAAGGTCTATTATGGGGGTTTAGCCTGTCAGTTTTCGCGGGTATGTTTACATGGGGCTTGACAATGGTTATTCGCCTATTTAGAAATATTATGAAAGGAAGATTATAAAAATGGGCGAATCAAGCATGACAACGATTTTGACTACTTCGCTGACACAGGTTGTTGCCGACATTACAGCTACAGTCGTCGCAATTCTGCCGATCGCACTTGGGCTTCTCGGTCTGACGATTGCTGTAGCATTTGGTATCCGCTATTTTAAAAAGATAGTTGGACAAGCGTAAAGCGGCAAGAAGAGGGGAGAGTTAATCACTCTCCCTGTACTTCTTCATCTACACTCATTAAACTTGGGTCAATTTCTGTTGATTGGACGGTTCCTTGTGGCGAATCAAATGTAAATGTATGACCGTAGAAATAGTCATCTTCCTTATAAAATAAAAAGGCGTTATCAGCTCGAAAAGCGCTTGCCGAACGCCCAAATGGATAACGATGTTTAAAGCCAAACCAATAATTGCCATAAGTCCAGAACATTTCATATTCACCCAGCGGGACGGTAATTTTATAACTTTGACCGGGATTAACAAAGAGTTGAATATAATCATCAGTGTTTATATTTTTAAACAATACCAAATAACCATCATTGCCGTTAGGAGTGTTTAAAGTGAGCGGCGCAACGGTTTCATCAGACAGTTTTGAGCTATATACACCATTTTCGGGAAACGGGAGAGCTTCAGTTGTATCAAAAAAATTCGCATTTGGCTGATGGGTCTCCGAAACGATTTGAGTAGGGCTTATTGTAAATAAAGTTATTGGGGTTTGAGTTTGAAATAAAGGTTGATTACCGACCGGAAACGGTTCAATGTTATTTTCTCTAAGATATTTATTGAGAGCCAAAAACAGCAAAATTGCGCAAAGTATAAATAACGCAACTTTTATAAACTTCATCAAAACCACCTCAAAAGCATTATATCACAATTTCGCGGAAAGGAGTTTCTAAAATGAACAAACCCGCAAAAAAAAATTATTATATTTTTTTGTTTAATTGTGATGATAATCTCTCACTGTGCGCATTATTTTCAATCGGCAAAGGCGGACGACAACACATCTCCGGAAGAATTGCCCGATGAGTTAAAACTTAGTGAGATAGAAATACGCGAATTATTAAAAGAGCTTGACGCAACAATGGAGTATTTGTTTTTAAAAGAAAATTACGCGAACTATTTAGCGATGGGCGGTGTGGCTCATGCCGGCGTTGCGGGGGTTTTGGCGGCGAATCCCGTCATGACGCCGGCAATGTTACAAGCATTCGTAAATAATGTAACGGCTTTAGCGTTGCTTGGAATAGTGATAGAACGCTCTCGATGGGATAACATCGCGCAGCGTGTTTTTGACCCAGACGCATATTTTGAAAATACACACATTCAAACGGGATCAAGACTTAGTAACGTATTTGTAAATTTTACAAAATTAGACGAGTGGGGTACTAACGTGGTGAACTTTCTTGGCATTTTAGATGAGCCTGTTGGATACGAAGAGGGGCGGCAGATATATATAGAGGGCTGGGAATTAATAAACAATTGGTTTCATGATACTTTTTTTACCAAAAGCGGGTTTGATTTTCTTTACGAAGATTCAGCTTCAGAAATTGTATTACCGGAGATAAACCTTTCAGATTTTGCCGCGATGGCGGTAGACGCTGGAGTATTAGAATCCAAGTTAACAAATAATAAAAGCGGTGCTACCGAATATTGGCTACACCTCCCAATTGGTTACGCTTTTATAACTCATGAGGAAATATTTGTTAATGGTGAGCTTAGACGGGTTAATATTTCATCTTCGACGTCAACTGCAAGATATGAGGACGAAATTAGAATAACCGTTGAAGAGTTTGACAACTCAACAAATCACATGAAAAGATTTGAGTCCCGCCCCTATAATCTTATTAACATTGCACGAAATATTAACGAGTATAGATACCAGACCAGCAGTTGGAATTTTTACCCATGGGTAGGATACTCTCCGGGGATAGGCTTACCATTTTTAAGATTTTACGACAGTATGGATCGCAATGAGTATGAGCAAGACACAGCCAAAAGAGGGCTTTGGAATGGTAGCCATCCCCAATCTTATCGCGATTTTGGACTTCAAAATGCTTCTCAAGATGATATATTGTCGTGGAATTATGAATTAGCTGTGGATGAATTTTTTAGAGTTAGTTATTATGATTCCATTATAGCAAGAGGTGTTTCTGACAATCTTTTTTCTATTCCCGAATTGCCTATATCATTTGGCGGACAAGATTTTTGCGTTATAATTAACGACTTGAGAAATCAAGGATTGCTGCCCGCTTTTACGGGGGCGGCGAGTTCCGAGCAGGGGGGCCCCGAAAAAAGCGGGCTGCCGATCTCTATACCTGAACAGGATATGAGCATTGCAAACTTTGAAGATAGAATAACCGATTGGTTAAAAAATATTGCTCCGGCTCATATAGTAGCAGGAACGGACGGCAACCCGGCGATTTCTCTTGATGTAGGTACAGCAACTGAGGGCGTGTTTTCCGGTGAAAACGAGTATGAAGAAATGCGTAGAAGACTTAGAGAGGTTCAGCAAAAATTAAAAGAAATGCAAGACGCAGGCTATGAGGTAGGAACAGCGGGTAAGATGATGGAACAGTTAGACGATTCTTTAGATCGCCGTCGAGCTGCCGGGCTTCCAATTCCCGTGTACTCGAGGCGTGGAATTGATGAGCTTCTCGGAGATATTGAGGGCGGTATAAAAACATGGACAGATACCGGCGTTTTTAACCCGGCAATACCCATAGAAATAGAAGCAGCAATACCAATAATTTTAGACGGTCTTGATACTCCACCTCCGCCCGGCGGTGGCGGACATAATCCCCCGGGTAAGGCTGCTCCGCCGCCTGCGTCTTTCGCAATGTTTCCATTTTGCATCCCCTGGGATATAGCAACTTTTATTAACAATCTCATCGCAACGCCAATAGAGCCGGTGTTTGAAGCTCGTCCGTTCGAGCATTTAGGGATAGACAGTGTAATTAGAATAGATTTTTCACTATTTCAAGATGTTTTGGAAATATTTAGATGGGGTATGCGCATTATGTTTGTACTGGTCTTAATCATTGTTAGCAGAAAATATATATGGACAGGCGGAGGATAATAAAATGGAATACGATTTAAGCGGCTATGAGAGGGCAGGGGAACAGGCTATCGCCATTGGGTGGGGTTGCCCCTTAGAAGCCCCGCTATCGAATATGGCGGCGTCTGGGGGCGTACAGTGGCTCGGATGGATAAATTATTTTATCCCGATAGGGGATTTTGCCGCAATGCTTATTATTTGGCTCGTGGCTATCGGCGCATACTATGTCGCGTCTATAGTTTTACGGTGGATGAAAGCGGTGTCGTAAATGATAACATTGTATAGCGGCACGCCCGGCAGTGGAAAAAGTTTAAAGGCTTCCCGTCAAATCCGGGATTATTTAACTATTCACAAAAAGAATGTAATAGCTAATTTTCCAATCAATCTAAGGGTAATATCCAAAAACGGCAAGAAAAAGAGACAGGATTTTGTCTATATAACAAACGATAAGCTCACAGTGCCTTTTTTGCAGGACTACGCGAGGAAGCGCCATAAAGCCGGAAAAGAGGGGCAAAGCGTGATTGTAATTGATGAAGCCGGGATAATGTTCAACGGTCGCGACAGCACGGCGTTTGACCGCAAATCATGGATTAATTTCATGATGACACATAGGCATTATGGATTTGATATGCTTTTGATCAGTCAACACGACAGATTGATTGATCGTCAAATCCGGGCGTTTATAGAGTATGAAATTAAATTCAGAAAAGTTAACAACTTCAAAATGATTGGCTTGTTGCTGACGCTATTTAGAATACCTACGTTTGTAGGTATAAGATATTGGTACTGCATACGTGAGCGTATAGACGCGCAGTTTTTTGTATTTAGGAAAAAGGACGCAAAGCTATATGACACTATGGCAATGTTCGACAGCAGCGCAGCCGTGCCGGTGACGGCTGCCCAGACCCAACAACCGGAGAACGTTATATTTTGCGAGGTGTAAAATGGGCGATAAAAGGGAGACAAGGGTAAGAAACTTTGCGACTGTAGTATACCCTGAGAGCGAGATAGAGAACTGGCGGGGGATATTACAAGATATGTGCGTCCCGGCGTTCATCAGCCCTCTGCATAGCCTTTGCGAAGACCCGGACGGCGCGAAAAAGAAGCCGCATTATCACGTGCTGTTGATGTGGGATAGCGTTAAGACCATGACACAAGCGCAAGATGTGGCGGCGAAGATTGGCGGCGTTGGGTGTGAAATAGTGCAATCTTTGCGCGGTTATGCTCGGTATTTATGCCATTTAGATAACCCGGAAAAGACCCAGTATGAAATAGATAGAGTGATAGCTTTATCCGGCGCGGACTATTTGACCATCATCGGGCTTCCGTCGGATAAGTACAAATGTATTGGCGAGATGATTGATTTTTGTGACGACAATCTAATAATAAGTTTTTCGGATTTGTTGCGGTATGCGCGGCAACATAGGTATGATTGGTTTAGATTGTTGTGCGATAATTCCGCTTTTGTCATGAAAGAGCACTTAAAATCTATGTGTTGGACAATGAGAAACAATGCTCCCAAAGAGTATAGAGTTGATGACGCGACCGGCGAAGTATTAGAGTGATTTATAACGCATAGTTGTAATTTAACGCGCTCCGGTGTGCAGATCGCCGGACGTTTTATACCAAAAAGTTATAATTTTAGTGTTTTTGCGCTGCGATCGCAATTTTCGATCTACAAACTTATAACATAAAGCAAAAAACTCAACTTGATCAAATTGAGTTTTTATTTTGTGTAACTAAAGGAGTTCTGCAAATGGGGTAATGTAGGGACTGACTCCTCAAAACCGCTGCAAACCAGAATTCTATGCGTTTAGCTGATAAATATTAAACGGTTTTCGCTTTGTTTCGGATTTTGAAATGATTTCCTCGCAAAGTTTAAGTTTCAAAGTGAGGATTTCATCTTTAAAGAATAGACTCATTTCCTTTATCTCTGCGGCATGCTCTGTCCTTGCTTCCGATAATTCCTTTTCAAGGCTTGCTTTGATGTTGTGAAGCTCGCGACTGTTAGCCTGTATCATATGCCATTCCATGATTAGATCATTTTTCTTTTTGCTGCTTTCCTTGATTTCATCATGCAGCTTCGCGTTTTCGGTTTTGAGTTCTTGAATTAACGCACAAAGTTTACTGATAAGGTCAGGGTAGCCGCAAAATTTAAAGTCGCTTATGTTAGCGATGTTCTCCAAAATGTAAATAGTGTGTACGCCGAGTTCTTTTAGATTTATCATTTTTGCACTCCTTTTTACATCTAAAGTATATCATAGCATAGTTACGGAAGTATGTATATTGGCAAGTTGTACAAAATTATACAAGCGCGGTTGTGTATTATGTATACTTGCGGAAGTATTCGTGCTGTGGTATCATATTGTAAAAAGGTGGTACACATGGGAAAAACAAGCGCAAGCGTTAAGAACCGTTATAATGCAAAAACTTATGACCGTATAGAGGTTGTGGTATACAAAGGACGCAAGGGCGAAATCAAAGCCGCTGCCGAAGCTGTTGGTGAATCACTCAACGCATATATTACAAAAGCAATAGATGAGCGCATGGAGTCGGGCGATTAA